CCTGTTGCTTGAAGGTCTGTGTAAACCTTTTCCATTGTCTTTGTAAAACTATCATCATCATTTAAATTTTCTAGCCAATCACGTAGTTGAATCTTGGCTCTTTCAATACGATTACGAGCACGGTCTACCGCACTTGCATCTTCATTCATTTCAAACCTTAACAGCGTTCTATCTGAAATATCAAAACGATATCCCAAACCTACAACGTTTTCTACCTTAGCATCAATAGCAGCATGATTAGCAAATGATGTGTCATAGAAGTTGGCTAACTCATACATGTTATATGGAGGGGTTATTACGTCAAATAGTCCATAACCATTTCTGTATACCGTGCCAGGATTGATTTGTTTTGATCCAGCGTCTACTCCAGATGGTGTTGCATTTGCTGCATCTAGATACGCAGCATTAAATTCTGGTGCAGCATACTTAGTTAAATTGCGTGTTGTTCTACGACGAAAGTTTTGGTCAAGCCCAACGTAATCTTTTAAAACATCCCAACTTCTATTAAAAGGATCGTGTGATTTAAAAATATTGTCTTCTTTTTCTTCTGTGTTAAGACTTGCACGAATATACTGCTCTTCACTCATCCATTGCCCCTCTTCCATGTTTTTCTAATGTCTGTTGTGCTGCATGCCAAGCACCTAAGTCATTCATTGAAGGAATCAACCCTTCTTTTAATCTTGCTTTTTGTTCGGAATATTCTTCTTCGCTAACCTGAGTTAAACCTGCCACAAATACCGCTTGTCCAAGTCCGTCATCTCCATTGTGCATTGCAACCTTTTTTAATTCTGCAATTTTTGTAAGATCTCCGCGGTCTGAAGGGATATTTAAAACTGAGCCCTCGTCGTCTGTAAACCATTTACCATTAGATTTCTTATATACGTAAAGACCCCAGTCATAGTGCTTATCTATTACCTGACGACGTACATTTTTAACATAAGGTTTACCAGTTTTTGGGTTAATTAAAGATTCCATAACCACAAGTATATCAGACTATACTGGTGTGGAGACGTTAGTTGACCATTCTGTTCCTGCATATATATTTAATTTCTCAGGTTGATACACTAAGCCTTCTCCATCGTCAACAATTATCTTATTTGTGCCTATGTATGTCTTATAAATATCTGAAGGATTAATACCATAGAACTCTGATGATCCTATTACTAACATTTCTCCCCAGGTGAAGTTATTAAACCAAAATGCCCAATCATTTACCGTAACTCCATCAGTTAAGATCTTAAACCAAGGGTTTAGGGTTCTACTTTCAATCTCTTGTACGCTGTTTGCCTGATAATATGCAATGTTATTAAATAATACTGGGCCCGTCAAATTTATGCTTCCAAGATATGAATCATAAACAAGAGATGTCAAAAATGCCACACCTATTGACGACCATTCCTTAAGGGATAGGACTGGTTCTCTCACTAGGCTACCATTTAAATAAAATCCAATACCGTTATAGGCCACACCATTTTCATTTAAAACAAAGATTTTTCCTCTATTTAGATCAGTACTATTTGCCTGTAAATAAAATTTAAGAGTTCCACTTTTATGACTAATTTCAAAAATCTCGGTTGCTGTTAATGGAAAGGTGTCTTGGTCATATCTTAACCATAACTGCATAGCGCTTACTTTATAGTTTGTTGCTAACTCTTTGTTAATTGGAAGATTTAGTCCGCGATTTTCTAAAATATCTATTTCTCCGCGTACTTCAATTCCAGATGTTTTTGTCAGGTATAGGTACGGGGTACTTTCTTTGTATATGCTAAATGGATTTTTAGATTTGTAATCAAAATAGATTCCGTTCTTTTTATATGGAAATAAATCTACTCCAAACCTTGTTCCTACTGGATTAAAAGAGTTATCATTAAACGCTTGAGATGCCAACTGTAACTTGTTTAATAAAATTGGCTTAGTTAAAATTCCACGGCTGTTAAATTCAAGGCTGTAAACAATTGCAATTTCATTAAAATCTATATTCTTAATTGGATAGATTAATGTATTATTTAAAATTTCAAATCTTGTAGTTTCCCAGTCTTGATAGTTATTTAAATCAAGTACCTTATACTCGTCTGGTGGTTCTTCATTAGCAAAAGATGTAGGAATGTTTGCGCCATTTTCAACATACTGGAATGTTACATAACTTTTTATCTGTGCCCCGTCAGTATTATAATAAGAGGCTGGAGATCCAGATTCTTGCTGTAAAGTTGTTGTTGTTGGATATCCTAAGTTAAACTGTAAAAAATCTATTTCATAAAATTCTTCATCACTGCTATTTTTTACAAATTGGGCAAAGTAAGAAAGTGGTAAATAGTCTTGCCAATACCCTGCAACTCCTATGTCTAAGAAATATTTCTCATACGCCTCTGATGGAAGAATTGTATAACTTGCTGTGTGATTAATTAACAGTTGACCTTTGTCTAACTCAATAAAACCACTAGAATCAATGTAGTCTGTTATTTTTGTAGAATTTAATGTTGTGCATAGTCCAATAGAATAAAGTCTTCCTGTAAATGTATAATCTCCAGATTCATCTCCAGACACATACATCTTTAATGAACTTTGATTTCCAAAAAACGAACTTACGTTATTGCCAAATTTTTCTGATAATGTTTTTATATTAAATCCAACTGCAAAAAGTCCATTGGCTGTTATTGCGCTAGAAGTAAATAATAGTTGTGTGGTTCCGTTATAGGTCAAGGAGTATTTAATTAAATTTCCGTCTTTAAGAATTGTAAAATAGTTATTGTTTAGGGGGTTGTATATTTTAAATAATATCTCATCTAATGCTAAGTTATGGGAACTAAAGACTCCATAGCAAACCTCAACTTCGCTTGACAACAGGTTAAATTTTGAAAAATTAATATATGATTCAATAGAGTTCCAAGTATTGTTAGGCCTAAAGGACAAAAATTTATCAGCAATAACAGGACCAGATTCGTTATCTTGTGCATCTTTATTATCATCATATAACTCTTGTAATGTTTTAGTGCCTAAAAATATTTCTGGCAATACATACTCTGGTGTTCTTAAACTTGTTTGACTAGTTGCCAGGTTGTCAAAACTTCCTTGATCCCATCCAGCAAAATCTGGATAATTATAATTAGCAGTGTAATTTGCAAATGGATAATCTATAAAAGCAGTTGTTCCTCCATATGAAGAGTTAATTCCTTCCGCAGAATCAACCCCTTGACCATAGACCCATCTGCGTTTTGCAACGGTAACTGGAACTTGATAAGAATATATAGCAACACAGTCAATTTCAAAAGGATACACGCTATTGCTTGCATAGAATCCTAGCCAGTCTTGGTTATCTCCTGTGTTGTCAAGTTCTTCTGGAAGAGTTAAACCATCAGTGTTTAAAGATAGTGACAATACTTCTTCACCATTAACTAATAAAGATGCAGAATCTTTAATTAAACGAATATGAATAAGCATTGGTCTAAACCATTCACCAACGAAATGTGATGCAAATTGATCACCAATAACTAATGTTAAAAATCCGTCTTCAACATACAGTCCGTCTTCGGATGCTATTGGTCCAAATATTTTAAATGGTATAGATGTATTTACGGCTATTCTTGCCCAGAACTCAATTGTATAATCGTTATACTGTCCTTTTTTATTTAAAAATCCTTTTCCTGGAAGAATTAAAGATGCATCAGTATTCGGTTCTAGTCGTGTCACTCCGCTTGCACCATAGACTAAAGGAATACCTGCATTTTTACATTTCAAACCACCTTCAGTAATATAGTATCCAGAATCTTCTGCAACTCCGTATGCCTGTGCTTCTACTGCATCATACCCACCATAAATGCTTATGCTTGCTGGCACTGTAGTTTCTGTTATTCCATTTAATGAGTATGTGTTAAATTCTTCATTCCACTGACCTAAAGTAATGCCATTTATGTAAAAGTCGTTATCTGCTGATGTTGTTGATCCTTCAAAAATTTTAATTTTAATTACGAGCCTTATTTGTGCAGACACATTTGGAATTTCAAAAGTTTCAGAAATAAAACCCCATTTTTGATAAAGTGTGCTAGTGAAAGTTTTTAAATTTTGAACTATGGTTGATGTGGCTGGATCTGTATATTCATATCCTATTGATACGTTTTGTAAAAATATACTATTTGAATAAAAATATGAGCCAACAGTAAATGTTCCAAGATCTGCAAGAGTATTTAGATTAAGAATATTTGGGCTAATAATTGATGCTTCAAGGGTTTCTGATACAGGAACATTAAGTCTAACTCTGGTTAGGTGGCTATCTACAAAAGGTTCATCTAAATCTGCAACAGACACTGAAAGAACAGAATTTGTTGGTGTCCATAAGGTTGCAACATTTCTTTGTGTTTCAGTAATTAAACTTTTATAGTCTAGTTGATCATCTAATGCCCATAAAACAAGCGGATGCTCTGAGTATACCTTTTCTGCATACAAGTTTGATGGATTAGACATTTTTCTCCTATACCCTTATTATAGCAGGGTAGATATTAATTTATAAGGATCTTTTAGTGCCCAGTCAAGGAACGCCAAATGTCAACATAGATCTTGCTACCCACATAAATTACAGCAAGATTTAACAACAACTGAAGAACGTTCTTTAAAATACCAGACTTTTTTTTAAATGATAAATCTTCTACGTATTCTAAATTCCTATATGCTGTTTTCATATAGTTTAATAAAGTTTAATC